GGTCTTCGTTGGCTATTACTATATTTGTTATTTCTCGAGCTACTTCTTTCTGCTGCTTGCTCAATCGCTTGCGTTTATGCAACTGCCGAAGGGAGGCTTCTACCTCTAGGTTTAACTTGTCCGAAAGGTTCAGATGCTCTTGTATGCGAGAGAGACTAAAATTAAGGGCAGCCTTGGTTCCTATCGGAGTCTTTTTATCTTCTTCTTTGGGTTTTTTAGATCCGGCCGGGCGTCCCGATACCTGAGGCATTTTAGCCCCTCCTATTAATGGTTCGTATAATCCCTCGTTTTTAAGCTCTTGAAACCTCTTCTGTGATTCCAGAGATTCTTCCGGAGTTGGGAAACGACCGGACTCGATAGCCTGCATTCCTTCCTCCGGGGTAAGAACACCTAGTTCAATCAAACGACTATAGATTCTTGAATAAACAGACGTGTCCCTCAAATCGACTTCCTCGAAATGAGCGTCGGGATAATTTTTAAAACCCATCTCCTTTGATACCCTGCGGATTTCCGGCGTTAAGAAATTCTCTAGGAAGACTCTTCGTCCCTGTTTCAGCCTTTCCATGAAGACCTGAACCTTAATACTCGTATTAGCAAATTTCTCATCACTCAACAGGATGTTATTTAATCCCATTTGAATGTCCTGATTAACCACGTCGTATTTTTTAGGGTCTAAAATATTACCAATGTCAGGGATGACGAACTTCGCATCAGTTGTATAGTCAGAGATCAAAACACGTCCTACGGACTCGTTTTCGAAGAGCTTCTGCATTGCCATTAGATTCTTTTGATTAACTCCTCCGTCCTCTGGCTTGGCCCCCATGGTTATGAGGAGAATGGCCTGATTAGTGGTTCTCGCCACAGCCATATCCATCTGCTTCATCTCTTGTTTCCAGTTTATGTCCTCCAAGACGGGGTATCCCATAGGAACTGAAAACGGCTCGTAGTCCTGCTTTTTGTAAAAAACGGCCACAAGCCTATCGGTATCAAGCGGAAGCGTGACAGCGGCCATTCCTGTCTTTTTAGTGTCTTTTATTAGCTTTTTGGTTTCTTCCGGCAGGCTTTCGAAGACCTCTTTCTGCTCCTCTGTTTGCGGGTTTCGCAGGATTTGCAGTTCGTAGTCAGTAACTACTTTGTAATAAACTCCATTACTGAAAGCTATACTTCCTTGGAGCTGAATATCGGAAGGGTTAAGAATTATATACTTGGAAGGAATTTCAATATTTTCATTAGCCTCACTTAGTCCAAATGTTTGGTTAATCTTAAATGCGTCACTTTTCTCCATCTTAGCATTAAACCTGTAAATAAAAACGTTACCTGACCTATAATACTCGCGAAAAAATCTACTTTGAAGATCATCGATATTTATCTTCCTAAATAGCGTTTCAAAAAACTCCCTAGACTTGCGACTCCCCCCAGTATAATACAAATTACTGATAGAAAACTCAGTCATCAAATCAATGGTATTCCTGAAAACTGAGAAATTGTAGTAAGCTTTTTGGCAAAGAATTATAGTGTCCCTAACGTCAATATTTGAGTTATTGGAAACCCCACGAGAATATTTAAACGGAATCATCCCGTTTTCAATATTCCTAAAACGATCGGTTCTGACGATGTCTGCGGCCTTATTTCGACGCGTACGTGTAGAACTAGCTACAGTTTCGTGCTTAGCCATTAAAGGTTCCGCACCTTGTTCCGTTTTCTTCTTTATCGCCATCTTTTACTTTGAAATTACACCTAAGCTAACATTCTGGGAGTAAATGTATGGTTAACTTGCTCCACCTTAGTATTTTTAAGATCATTGTAGCACTTAATAGCCCAATTCCCCAACATTAAAGTCGTGTAGTTATCTTTACGGGCTCGGTTTACCGCCGAGCTTCTCTTAAGATGCTGAGGCAAATCGAATGTTTGGCTCCCTTTCGCTGTGGTTTTAACCTCCACCAGAGCGCACTGCTTTTTCGACTGGTGGACTATGTCGTCTTGAAATTCAATAAGGTCACCTTTGTTTTCGTAGGGCATCATTTTAAGCGGGACGGCCTGTGATGACACTTTGTCGAAGAAGCTTCCGCAAGCAGCCGTACGAGAAGCGAACCAAATCCTCTTGTGGTCAATGGACGCTTGAAGGTGCTCGTTAGCTTCCCGAAGAAAAGTAGTAGAAAACAACTGTTTAAAGCAGATTACGTTTTCTTTTCGGTTGTATTGGCGCTTGGCTGTTAAAAGCATTTTCTGGTAATCAACCCCATTCTTGTCGCTATTGAAATCAAAAAATTTAATATCTATGCGGGAGCTTTGAAATAGCTCGGATTCATTGGCGCTATCGATGAACTGGTACCCTGCGTTATCGATGATAATCATCGAAAATTTAAAGTGGGTTACTAGATAGTGAAGGTATTTTATGTGATCCTTCAAGTTTCCTCCAGCAACCGCATACCCATGGACCAGCGTGGAAAACATGGATCTCTCTTCGTCCAGCTCCAGAACAGACATTGCAAAATAATCAGACGAAGGGCTGTTACTAAAGCTGGGATCAATAGCTAAGATATACTCCCTGTCAGGCTCTCCCTTTACTAGCGTATGCTGCTTCTCTCCATCTGGGATAGTGCATGCATGCATTTTCTTTGCGCTAAAATAACTGTCACTCCCATCAGTGAACTGAGCTGCGTACTCCCTCATAAAAGATGAATTTGACGCTCCTCCCGACTTAGCTTCTTCAATTACAGTGCTATCAATCATATCGGCAGGAATAGAATCAAAACCCATCTGCGAAATAAAGTAATTGGATTGCATAATATCATCCGAATAAATATTACCCATCCAATCCTTGTAGGTTCGGTACAGGTTCTCGAAGCTGTAACTTGCGGAAGATAAAGCTATCATTTTGGAATTGTTCCCAAACACAATCCGGTCCGCTTCCTTCATCTCTCCTTTTCCAATAAGGTCATCCTCCAGTTCCCTTATCCTTATCCTCTCCGCCATATCTTGAGGAGCAACCAAAAAAGGCATCAATACTGATTTGATAGTATCCTCTGGCAACAGCAAAAACTCATCCAAAACCAGAATGTTAGCGCGAAAACCTCGAATCTTTTCTCCACTCAACGGAATGGCCGTTATGGTACCTTCGTTAATTTTCCATTCGAACTGATCGTTACGCTTAGACTTCGCGCCGAAAGCGTGAGCTAACATCTGCGCCTCCTTAGACTCTACGATCTTTTCGATGTTGTTAAAAATAAAGCGGGCTGTACGAAAAGTAGGGCCAGCGATGAGGATCTTGGTGCGAGGCTCAAAAATGCACTGAAGGAAGCAGTAGACGGCCGCAATGAAGGTTTTCCCGCAGCCACGTCCCCATACACACATGCTGAAGTTCCTATTGAAAAAAGCCTTTAAAGTTATCTCTTGGTAGAGGGCTAATTTGATTCCCGATAAAAGTTCGGTAGTGAACCCCAGATTAGACCTCATAAACTTAGCTAGTGTGATTTTAGCCTGTCGATCCCCAAGTTCCCCCTTCAGAGCAAGGGACTCCTTGTTTGTGTTAATGATGGGGTGATTATATTTTTCTGGACAATACCACATATTACAATAATTTTAAATCATACGCTAACTGTAAATCAAATTTGGTTTTTAGTATCTGGGTTAGTAAAAGTTTTTTCACGATCCTTACGCACTCTACTCTTCCGTCGACAAATAGGAATTGGATATGTGCAAATTTTTGAATTAATTCCCTGACATTGTGGAAAATAAAATCTGGAGTTACCCTAGTATTCTTCTTGTAAACGTACGGAAGCTTGTTGAACGCTAAACATTCTTCCAGCTTTCTTTCTACGAGAATTACCATATAAGCATCCTCTTCCTCGGCACGTTTTATTTCGTTTTCAAACCTTTCCAAACCCGAGCTCAGAGTTCCAATAAGATCGGGTACAGACTTTCTTTCGATGTAACAGTTCCCTGTCTTGGCTTTGTCGTTAAGGCAGTAGTCTCCAAACTTCAACCCCTTAACTTCTGTAGGGAAGTCTTTTATCTTTAGGGGGTTTTGCTCTCTAGAATCAACAAAGATAAGATGCTCATCATTAAACTCCTCTTTAAATTCAATTCTTCCATCCTGCCGTTGCTTGGGTAAAGGACCGAGCTTATTTTTAAGACCTATCTCTTCGCATAGCTTGTAGTAGTCTTTGAAAATTGTTTGGTAATAAGAGACAGGAGGAACCAAAAGTGTTCGGAGCTCTACTTCCGTGGGGGTATACTTTAAACTTTTTTCCTTCTTTCTTTTTACTAGGAGCCCTTTGCAATACTCTCTGGCTTTTTCCAAGGAAACGTTTTTCAGCCAACTTTTTAAATTTCTTTTGGTGTTAAAGTCTGCGGAAAAATACTGTTCTTTATTTTTAAATTTTATTAGCTCCTTGGTGTGCAAGTCATACTTGGGAAACTGAGTATGGTAGTAGCTCCCTATAGCCAGCTTGTGAGCTTTTATATGTAAGTGAAGATTTTTGTCTTCTCTGAATTCTTTTTTGCAAACGTTACATTCAACCATTTAAAACTTCCTCTTCGCTGATTCCCATAATACGAGATTTGATTTCCTCCATAGAGGTCAGCCTCTCGATTTCCTTGGAAACATTCTTCTTCCGGAGCTCAGCTATCTTAATCATTTTATGTCTAGACTCTTCATCTTTCCAAAGTTCTACGAGGTTCAATATGGAAGAGGATTCCTGCATCATCTTGCTCATTCGATGGCTTCGATTCTCCTTTAGCTCATTGAGCAGTTTAGTCTGGCGGTTTACACACTGGTTGTATTCTGTTTGAGCAGTGTTGATAGCTTCCACCAAGCTCATGGCCATCCGTCGGCCTTCTGTATCTTCAGCGTTTTGATCTAGTAGCTGCTGCAATCTTTCAACTCGTCGCTGGATATTGGAAGCAATAACCACTTCCGCAGAGAGGACAATATACTGGTCTACCTCCTCTTGAGTTAGGTCGGGTTTATCCCACGTATATCTGACGAAACTACTTTCAAACAATTCTCTGTCCGTCTCGATATTGTAAGTTCCAATTTGATGAAGAAAACGAAAGGTATGCATGTATCCAATCAAGGTATACAAATTTCTCTTTATCTTGGTTGTGACTTTGTCCTTATCGATTCCATTGTAAACATACTTATTAACCCTAACTAATGCTCGAGCTTCTGACTTCGGTGGAGAATAGCCCGCTTCTGCCGCAGTCTCCTCATCCGTTACGTCAGAATATTTAACTTTGTTGTTTATTGTCTTGAGAAAATCAAACAATACTTTGTACCTAAGATCCAAGGGGGAAATGGTAGGGTCATCGAAAGTGATCCGAGCCAGCTCCATAGGCTTCATGGCCCCGCAATTATTTGTTATAAATTCTTTCTGATCTTCGGTGAGTTCAGTTTTCTCTTTTGGGTAGTACTTATGGGACACCTTTGCCTTGAGACTCTTCTCGGCGAGAAATTTTTTCACAGCTCTTCCGTATTTTGACCTTCCGTCCCTCTTATCCTCGGGTACATCAGGGAATACCAATTCAATCAACTCTTTGATATAGGGTGGATCATCCGGTCGATTGTTCCACTCGTTCAACAAAGCCAACTGCTGGCTCTCATCTAGATCGATACTTTTGGCGCTCATATTATTTCTATCTCCCCATCATTTAACATCTTTTTGACTTTTTGGATTATTGATTTTTTAACGTTTTTGATTTGCTTGTATCCCGGGACCCTGTTTTTTTCGTTAGTTTTGTACCCCATTAAGGTAGCGGCGTCCTCCTCCGACAGGTTATCAATGTAAAGAGCTTTGTATATTCTCCACTCGGCCGGTTTTAAAGTTTCCTCCATTTTGACATTAAGCTTTTCCATCATTGCGAGTACGTCAAACCCAGCATACTCTGCCGAATTAATCTCGTGAGAATGATCATCGATGCAAACTGGTAACTTCGCATCGTAGGCTTGCTTCTTTGTTTTTGTCCAGTTCGCGTAGAGGGGGCACGCTTCAGATTGTTTTCCGTATATGTAGCACAAATCACCGGCTTCAGCCGCAGCGCACTTTAAACATGGACGACAATAATTCCCATAGTTGTTTCTAATAAGATTTTTTATCTGGTTGGAAATTATGCGATTAATCCACGGATTAAGAGGTTTGTTGA